TTTCGCGAGCTGCTCTTCGGCCGACACCGCCGGCGCGTGCTCAACTGAAACAGCCGCCAAGGTACCAACCGGTGGATCCCGCGGCGGCCACCGCCAACCCCACTGCTGGCTGGAATCCGCCTGGCTCTGCACGCCCTGCAGAAACATCGGTGAGGAATGATCGTTCGTGAACGCGCGTACGTTGATCAGCGGCCCGACCACAGCGACCACGATCGCCGGGCACTCGCCAATGAATGCAGGCGAGCGCACCAACACAATCCGTCCCAGGGTTGGAATCACAGCCGTTTAGCTCGGCTTTCTCTCGGTCCGCGCAGGATGCGCGTCCGCGGCCGCCTGGGCATTTAAGTCTACCAACGCCGCCTGCTGACGCCGCTCTTCCTCTTCGCGCTTGATCCGCTCGGCCTCTTGATCGGGCGTCTCGACGCCGTGCTCGGCGTAGGTCTGCATGACCGCCGCGAGCTCTTCGCGCAAAACTTTAAGGTTTTTCTCCGCGTTCTCGAGCACCTTGATCTGCTCGACCAGATGTGCGCGTCGACCGTGGAGGTGCGAGCGCAACGCGTCTTTCGTCTGTGCTGCTACCCGCTCGGCGGGCGTCGGTGCAGGCTTCTCGGTCCCGCTCTTCTCGGCTTCAGTCACACGCACCCCCTGCGCGGCAGAAATCGTTCGTCAACGCGTCGTCAGGCCGCCTTCGAAGTCGTAACCGCCGTGCCAGCCGTCTCGCCAGCACCCGCGTCCGTCTTCCCCGAAAACTCGACCCCCTCGATCGCCGCCAGCACGTCCTCCCACGCCTTCTCGACGTGCGCAATCAACGCGTCTGACCCGCTCGCCACCGCCTTCTGCACCGCGGCAAAATGCGCCTCGAGCGAGTTGAGCAGGTGCTGCGCTTCATCCGAAATTCCCGCATTCGCCGCCATCGCCAGCGTGGTCGTACCGGCTAGCGCCACATGCGCCTCCGCAGGGCTTACACCCGCGAAACTCACCGCAACCGCAGCTATCGCAACCACCACGAACAGCGAGGCAATCACGGCAAGTCGGCGCATGGAAATCTCCTGGCGTTGAGCGACGGGTCGCGCGAAATCTGCGCCACCTCACGCGAAATTGTCAAGTTCCACGTGGAACACCCTCCCCCACCACCACCACCCACTACTGCCCACTCCACAGTACTAACCCGCTGATTTTTTTGTGGAGAAGCGTGGCATCCACTCGGAAAAATCGCGCTCGGTCCATTGCCCCTCGGGACAAAGGCGCCCATGGGTGGATTTAACGTAATGACTATTACGCGCACTAGCAGAGTCCAAGGGTTTCAAGAGGTTACGCGAGAATAGTGCGCATAACCCGCCAGGATGTCGCGTCCAGAGGGGGTCCGAGGCCCAGCTCGGGAAATCCGGTACCCAGGCGTACCGTGGCGAGCGCGGCCGAAATAACCACCCCTCAGTCGGTACGGGTTGGTACCGGTTTGCCGGCGGCGAGGGAGTCGGCGGTGGCGGCGGCTTGACGGCGTCGGCGTTCGGTTTCGAGGAGCGCTTCGGTCTCGGTCATGGGGTGCTTGACGAGCGGTGACGTCGGCTCAGGGTGCGCGCCGTTTCCGGTGCTCAGGTCGGGAGGTCTTCCGAGGGCGCGAGCCTTCATGGCGGCCTTCGCTTCAGGCGTGAGCGGTGGGCGGGCGTCCTGTCCGGTCTCAAGCGGCGCGCCGTTCACGCGCGCGCGCGCGTCCGCGCTCTTAGGGTCTCTTAGGGATTCGGAGGGGATTGGCGGGCGCGTTGTCCGGTCTCCCGACGTAGATGTCCGGTCTACGAAACCTGATTGCCCGGGCGAGCCGTCCGGGGTGGGCGATATGCCCGGTGTAGAGAGAGGGCGAGGCGCCCGCTCTAAGAGGAGGCGGTAGACGGCAGGAGCACGGCCGAGGGCTGGCGTAGTGAGGGCTATATGTCCGCTCTGAAGGAGGTCTGAGAGGAAGCGGCGGACGGTTCGTACGTCGATCCGGCAGCGCTCGGCGAGGGTCGCTTGGGAGGGGTAGACGCGGGTGCCAGAATCGTCGGCGAGGTCGGCGAGAACGATCAGGAGAAGCTGTTGCCCAGGGCCCTGGCACGGGGTGGCAAACGCCCGGCGCAGCTGCTCGAGGCTCACGTGAGCTCGAACCCCATGTCAGGGAATTGCAACGACCGTGCGAGGTAGGGGTCGACTCGGTAGACCAAGGTAAGGCGCTGCTTGCACGCCATCACGTAGGGGCCGCCGTCACGCGCGACGAGCTCGCGCACCTTGCGGTTGAGCCAAGCAACGCGGTCGGCATAGACGGGGCTGCTGTGATCGTCGCAGTCGCGGCGGGCGCGGTAGGCATCGAGCACGGCCCATTCCCAAGCCTTCGGATCCTCGGCGCGGAATCGCTCCCAAAAGCGGACGTTGGTGCGCACGGCGCCGGCGAAGTTCGCGGCGCGGTCGGCCCTGTCGCCACTCACGAGTTGGGAAATCTCGCGATCGAGCGCAGCGCTCACGTCGGCTGGCAGCATGGGTCGGCCCCTACCCGGCCCGCGGTTGTTGGGGGATCGAGCCGGCCCGGCCGGGGGCCAGGTTGGATGTCGGCACGCCCGCGGGTAGCTACTCCGCGCGGTGGGCCGGCCCGAGGCGGAAGCTACCGCGGCGGAGGAGGGTTTGCCAGTATCTTGACACGCGTCACGTTTTGTCGGAGGGGTATGGACTCTTAGCACACAACACTGTAGACTCTCAGTCACGCGGCAATTGTGCCGACGAGTTTGGAGGGTCCTAACATGCGAGTTCGTGAACACAAAAGCGCCGAGTCTCGTGCGGCTTTTTGCCGCGAGTGGCGTCGGTTACAGGTGCGGCCATGAGTAACATGCTGCACAAACACGGCGGCAAAATCGTGGTGCTGACAGCTATCGAGCACAGCACCTACAAAGGCGTCGCGGACTGGGAATGGCGTGGCGTCGTGCAATGGGATGACGGCACCATTTCAAACGACGCGCACATAGCGCCGTGGTGCGTTTGCAGTGATGGCACGCCCGACGGCGACGATCAGGTGCGGCTTATGTCTGAGCGCCTCAACACCTATCTCGAACGCGAGGGCGAATGGCACGAGCCAAAGCACACACGGGACGGCCGCGTAGTGAGCTGGACGCCTCACAAACGTGCCGGGCGCGAGGTGCTCACATGAACAACTATGAACGCATCACGGCGGCAATCGCCAACATGCTGCACGGGGAGGCGCCGGCGTGGCGCCGGCCCTGGCGCACACTGCGCGAGGCGGGCGCATCTACGCTCCCGCGGAACGCCATCACGGGCCGCTGCTACAACGGCATCAATACTTGCCTCTTGTGGGCGCGCCAGGATGCCGACATGCGCTATCTGACATACCGGCAAGCGGCCGAGCACGGTGGCCACGTGCGCAAGGGCGAGCACGGCCAACAAGTCGTGTTCTGGCAAAAGCGCTCTTACACGACGCGCGACGAGGCCGGGGCGGAAGAGCTGCGCGAATCGCTCCTACTCAAGGTCTACACCGTGTTCAACATCGGCCAGTGTGAAGGGGTGAAACTGCCGGGCGCCTCAAAAGGGCCCGAGCCGATTCCGCCGCCGCCGGTGATGCTGGATGTTTACGACAAACTCGCGGCGCGCGTCGAGCACGGCGGCGACCGGGCGTGTTATGTGCCGAGTGTCGACAAGGTGTTGATGCCGCGGCCGGAAGCCTTCACGAGCGCGGATGCGTATGCGGCGACAGGCCTGCACGAGCTCACACACTGGACGGGCCACGGGTCGCGCCTTGATCGAATCGGCACCTGGGGGAAACGGTTCGGCGACCGCGCCTATGCCGCTGAGGAGCTGGTCGCCGAGCTGGGGTCGGCGTTCCTGTGCGCAGCGCTCGGTGTCAATTCCGCGCTCGAGCACCACGCGAGCTATATCGCGAGCTGGCAGGACCTACTGCGGCACGACTCGCGCGCGGTCTTCACCGCAGCCAGCAAGGCGCAAGCGGCGGCGAACTGGATACTCGGCAAGGTGCGGCCCGAGGCAGTCGAGGAGCTGCCGACGCGCGCGCCAGCCGGGCCCGCCCTGGCGGTGGCCGCATGAGCGCGGCGAAGCTCCCCTTGGCGCTCTTCATAACGGCGGCGCTCCCCGGGTGCGCGACGTGGACTCCCGAGACGCGGATCGAGGAGGGCGCTTACCAGGCCCTCCACGCGGTCGACGGGCTCGAGACGCTGCGCATTGCGGATGACCCGGCGCACATGTACGAGGATGTGAGTCCCTTTCTCGGTAAGCATCCCGCGCCGCATTCGGTGGTCGCGCTCTTTGCGGTCACATCGGCCGCACACTTCGGCGTTACCGAGCTGCTCGTGCGCCGCGGCGCGCCGCCGTGGGTCCTGCGGACTTGGGAAGGCATCGGCATCGGCGTCGAGGCGGCGTGCGTCACGGACAACTACGCCCACCACGTGACGCCGACGTTTTCCGTGCGGTATCGAGTGAACCCGGCGCCGCGATGACGGGCAGCGCGGTCAGAGCTCTAGTGAGGAATTGGCGGCGGTTCACCGCGACATCTTGTCGACGTTGCCCATGATGGTCGCCTCGCGGGCGCGGCCGCCGGCCCCTACTGGCGGGTTGCCCTTGGCGAGCACTCCGCTGAGACCGCCCGAAGAGCCTCGGGCCGGCGGCGCGGGCTGCGCGGCGTGGTATGCCTTGTCAGCTTCGAGCATGTGCTCGATGTACGACTTCTGTGCGCCAGGCGAAGCCGGGCCAGGCTTGGTGCGGCCGGTGTTGATGGGCTTCCCGCCGGTGGCGCCGATCGGGGTATTCACTGGGCGCGGCAGCACGGGCATGGCGGTATCTCCTGACCTAGTTCGGCCGGATGATACTCCGGCCCTGGGTGCCGAGCGACAACTGGCCCCGGCGCATCGTGCGGGCGGTCTCTTCAGCGTCCCGCGCGCACCGGACCATGAATTCCGAGAGGTCGATCAGGTTCTTCTCGAGCACCATCGAGGTCAGCACGTTGAGCGCGATCTCCAGCTGCTTCACCTTGTGCATCATGTGCCCGACCATCGCCGCCACGTCACCGGGGTTCTGGTAGACGAGCAACCCCATCGGCTGATCGCCGACATCCGTGCGCACGAGAACGTTCGGGATCTTCACCACCTGCAGCGACTGGCCCTGCAGCTTGTTGACGATTTCGGCCAGGTCGCGGAACGCGTTGTCGCGCGTCACCTGCGCGCGCTCCTCGTCTTTGCTGAGCTTGCGTTCTTCGACGGTCATGTGCTCGTCGCTCCCGCGAGTACGCGGATCTTCCACCGCAGCCACGAGTTGACCTTCTTCCAGCGCTCGTGCTCCGAGAGGTTCTTGTAGCTGTCGTTGACTGCGGCCACCTCGTCGATCACGTCCCTGGGTAACGCGTATCCCGGGTGGTCATCGAAGAACGTGCCTACGGCGCAAGCTAGTCCGCCCCGGTGGAACGCTCCCCAAGCCAGCGAGCGCCGTTTGGCAACGGACTCGCGAATCAGTAAATACGCGGTATCCCGCGGCGGGCAGGGACTGCCTGGGGTGGCGTTCCTGCACTCAGGCCGTAACGTGCTCATAGGTCTAGCGCCGGCTGATCCGCGTCCGCCTGGAACCCGTGAACGCCTGCGGTGTGCTGCTCGGGGGAGGAGAGCACCAGCACCACATCGCTCCCGACCACATCGGTGAGCGCGTGGAGCTGATCATTCCCGAAACTGATCGTCGCCTTCACGCCCTCGTCGATCGTGATGCGGTCGAGCTTGACGACAACGCACGGCAGGCCTGCGCCGAGGATGCGCTTGACGCCGCCCTTGATCGCGTTGTCGACCTGCTTCGCCATCCGGTCGATGACTTCCTGCTGCATGGTCGCGGGGATCGCGGTCCACGGGACGCGCTGGTTGCGAATCTCCTCAAGCAGCACCTGCATGCAGGTCTCCCCGAGGCTCGCGGTAACGGTGTTGAGTTTGTTGGACACAGGAGGGCTCCCCCCGGAAGGTTGTGATGGTTCGAATGTGCCGAGGTTTTTCAACGGCGGACGCGCGCGACGATGATCTGCGGCGCGACCTTCAGGCACTTGCTGCAGAGCGAGGCGCGCTTCGCGTTCTTCTGCGCCTGGAGGCTCCGGGCCCACTTCCAAGTGCCATGGCCGATCATGACTCCGCAGAGCGTGCGCGAGCACTCGACGATGGAGTGCGAGAGGTGGAGCACGCGGCTGCGCTTGCTGCCGACGTAGTAGAGGCGCCCGATGCGCTTACGCATCGACCTTCTCCCAGTCGTCCGACAGGAGGTCGGCTTGAGAGGCGACCCATGGCACGACTTGGCCTTGCGCGGTGCGCATGTCGATGTGGCCGTGGTAGTTGATTTCGGTCCCTTCCGGGTAGATTCCGAGAAGCGGCGGCCGGTTGACCTTAAAGACGCTGCCAGGGACGAGGAAGATGAACATGCCCTTACCGTTCCAGCCAGAACGGGCCACGCGGCCCCCATTCTTCACGATCATCAGCGCAGCGCCAAAGTTCATGCTCATCTCCTCGTTCGGTTTCCTGAGGCAATCTGCCGCAGGTTGTGTGCGACGTAAACGGCTCGCGCGTGAATGCCGTTCAGTTTCTGAGGGCTGATCGGCCCTTTGCGCTGCAGCTCCGCGAGGTCGCGCACCATGTCGGCGACGTCGGCGATCTGTAGCAGCGTTTGGTGGATCGCCTGTATTTCAGGCCGTAGCTCTCGGTCGATCACTCGTTCGATCATTTGCTGGTCCCCCACAAGGCGATAAGGATGGCTTCAGCGCGGCCGTCGTGTTTCTCGAGGGCGAGGTCGGCAGCGGGATAGAGGAGGCGCGCCTTGTTGAGCGCGGCCTTTTTGTCTTTGGCGAGTTTCAAGTCGCCCTTCCACTTGGAGGGCGTCACGAGCTCGAGCGGGATTTGGAGGGTCTGAAGCGTGGCGAGCACGGCACCGAAGCCGACGCCGAACTTGAACGAGCTCGCTACACCCTGCTTCGGCATGGCGCTCACCCGCTCGACGACGGCGGCCTTATGCATGCCGGCCGTGTGCTCCATGATCCACGAGGCGAGGTTCCCACCGTGTACCCACGCGAGCGCGCCGTCACGGATCACGGGTAGGTCGGCGAGCGCGATCAGGATGCCGCTTCGGTCGAGCACGGCGACGCCGCCCGTGAGGCCTGGATCGATACCGATGACGAGATTGTGACTCACCCGAGCTGCCGCCAGCCAGGGCGCCCGCAACGGCGGCAGCGCACCTCTTCGGTGATCATCGTCAGGTTGAACCCCACATGGCGCCAGCTGTGCCAGCCGAGTTTGCAGAGCCAACGAGTCATATCGGTGTCCCTGGTGGGTCGAAGTTGATGATGCGCGGCGGGCGCATCAGTAGCTCGTCGGTCTTGTCCTGCTGCTCCTGCATTCGGCGCAGCATGTACGCGCCGACGGCGAGCAACACTTGCATGCGCTGAACCGCGCCAGGTCCCGGCGCGCGCTCTCGCACCTCGCGCGATTCTTGCTCCATCTCGTCCGCCAGCTGCGCGATCACGCCCATCTACAGGTTCTCCGGCAGGTCGTCGTCGAAGTCGAAGCCCTCTTCGGGCTTCACGTGCCGCATCACCTCGGCATCGGTGCGCCGGTTGATCGCATCGCTCAGGACATCGAATCCCGTGCCGCGCCCATCTCCGACCACTCCGGCGTCCACTCTTAGCGCGACCTTCGGCGGCTTTATCGCGCCGCTGCCAGTCGCCGGGATAGTGAGCCGAAGCGACTGTTGGTCGGCCTTCAGGTGCCGCTTAATCGTGCCCTCGAAGTGCTTGTCCTTCCCCTTGCCGACGTGCTTCGCGTCGATCTTGTAGGTGACGCCATCGAGCTCGGCGTAGCCGTAGTAACAGCCAGGTTGGCCGCGAGCGCGGAACATGCGGAAGCTATTTTGGGACGCCATGCCAGCTCCCCGACGGGGACTGCTCTATCGTCGCGACAACCACGACGTCCGTGATCATGCGTGGCACATCGACTATCACCCTGCAGGCTGCGCACGTGCCCTTGAACTTCGCGTGGCCGTCGACAGCCATCCCGTCGCGCTCGACGTACATCGCATAGCCGCACTTGCCGCAAAACATCTGCGCGACGCCGACAACCGGGTGGGTCTCAGGTGCACTCATAGAGCAGCGTCTTCACCGGGATTTGCGTAACTTCGTGGATCTTGCGCAGAAGTTGCAGCGAAGGTTTGCGATCGCCGGCGAGCAGCTTCGCAACCGTCGTGCGCGTGACGCCGAGCTGCTTGGCGAACTGCTCCTGCGAGAGACTGTGCGTGCGGATGAAATTGGCTATCGACACCATTGTGGCGCGGAGTCTATACTCCCGCGTCCGATTCCTCAACTCCTGATGTGGGGGCGACATATGCCACTTTACGAAGTGACGGCTGGGAAGCCGCCGAATCTCATCGGTCCGCGGCTTATCAAGGCCAAGAACAAGGCCACGGCGCTGTCGTTCGCAGTCGGCACGTGGTTCAAGATCGACAAGTGCGACGCCGAGCGGGCCCATGTGCTCTCGAGCCGTGGCACCAAGATCGAAGACGCGACAGGCATCACCGTAGAAGGAGACACCGATTGAACGCACCGAGTAAGCAGGTTGCCGCCCCCACGAAGAAGCGCGACGAGCCGAAGTCGCTCGTTGCCAGGTTCGCCGGGCGCCTCGGGGTCGAGCCCGAGAAGATGCTCGCGACACTCCGGGCGACCGCCTTTAAGACCGGGAAGAACGATCCGCCCGTATCCAACGAGGAGATGCTGGCGCTCCTTGTGGTCGCCGAGCAGTATGGGCTCAACCCGTTTCTCAAGGAGATTTACGCCTTTCGCGATCAGAAGGGCGGGATCATGCCGATCATCGGGGTCGACGGGTACGTGCGGATGATGCAGGGGCATCCGGCCTTCGATGGCATCGAGTTCAAGTACGACGAGGATGGGGAGTGGGTGGAAGCGACCATCACGCGCAAAGACCGCCGGGTGCCCTTCACCGTCCGCGAGTACCTCGCCGAGTGCAGGCGGAACACCGGGCCCTGGCAACAGTCGCCGCAGCGCATGTTGCGCCACCGGGCGTTGATCCAGTGCTCGCGCGTGGCCTTCGGCTTCGGCGGCATCTATCAGGATGACGAGGGCGAACAGATTGCGCTCAGCACCGGCGTCGATCTACTGCCGATGCAGCGCACCCACGTCGAGCCGCCGCAGGCGCGCACGGCCGAGGAGCCGTTCGCGACCGAGGATCAGCTGATCATGATTCGCGAGGCGCTGGGCAAGACAGGGGTCCCCGATAACCTCGTCCTGGCGAAGTATCAGGTTGGTACTTTAGAAGACTTCCGCGCGAGCCAGGTGCCCGAGGTTCTCAAGTTCATTCAGGACAACGCGCCATGACCATGACCGATGCTGAACTAGCGGAGATTGTTACCGAAAAAGCCTGCGAGAATGAACTTAAACCTGCCGTGGCGCTGACCAAGCGCGAGTACTTAGCGGCGTGCGCAATGCAAGGGCTACTTTCGAATTCAGAGGCATCGTTCGAGACCACACAGAGGCTGGCGGTTGTCGCTCTTGAGTACGCTGACCATTTGTTAACCGAACTCGCGCGTCCGTGAACCCCGAGCTCTCCTTCGACGCCGAGACGCACACCTACGCCATCAAAGGCAAGGCGGTGCCCTCGGTGTCGGCGGTGCTCGAGCCGCTGCAGGAGTTGGACGGTATCCCGCGCGACGTGCTCGAGCATGCGCGCATCCTCGGGCAGCACGTGCACACTGCCTGCGCGATGATGGTCAACAAGGTGCTCGAGTGGCGCACGCTGGATCTTAAGCTCGTTCCCTACGTCCAGGCGGCGAAGAAATTCATCGAAGAGAACGAGATTAAGGTGCTCGCCGCCGAGTACCGGATGGCCGACGACGGCTTGAAGTTCGCCGGCACGCTCGATCTGCTCGGTGTCTTTCGGCGATACACGTGCGTGTTCGACTGGAAGGCGACGAGCATGATGCCGCGCACGGCGGGCCCGCAGACCGCAGCGTATGACCACCTCTACCGCCGCAACCTCGGCGGGCGCCCGATGAAGCGCTACGGGGTGCAGCTCCTCGAGACCGGCGACTACAAGCTGTTCCCGTTCGAGGACCCGCGCGACTTCACGTGGTTCGTGAGCGCCCTGAACATATGGCACTGGCGCAACTCGTGAGTGTCGCGCTCAACATGGCGATCCAGCACCCGGAGCTGGTAGACGAATTACTCGAGGCGCTCAACAAGTACGCCCACAGCAAAGACACTGAACAGGGGCTCCCCACGTCTAACGATGATCAGCGAGCGGCCATGCGCGAGATTGTGTACCGCTGGATTCGAACCAACATTGACGGGAAGCTGCTGCCGTGAGCCGTTCGTCCGACTACCTGAGATCGCTTACCTCGCTCACGCTGACGAGAGTCAACTTCTATAAGCTCGGGAAGATTGCCGCGTACATCGAGGGGCTCGAGGGCGCGCTGACGGAGTTTGTCGAAAAGACGGACGACTGGTCCGAGACCCGAGAAATGATCGCCCGCGGCGCTGCCGCCCTTAAGGAGCCCGAGATATGAGCGAACTGGTCACGATCACCGCTGAAGACCGTAAGGAAATCACCCAGCCCGCGCTCAACATCGTCGCGCGCGCGCGTGACTTCAAGGTGATCGACGGGCCCTCCTACGAGGAGGCCGGCGGGCGGCTCAAGGAAATCAAGGCCGCGCAGAAGCTCCTCGAGGTCAAGAAGCATGGCATCTTAGGCCCCGCGCTCGCGACGGTGAAGGCGATCCGTAACCTCTTCGCGGACCCGGAGTCGCAGCTCGAGCAGGCCGAGAACCTCTATAAGCGCGGCATGCTCGCCTACTCGGACGAGCAGGACCGGATTCGCGAGGAGGAGCAGCGCAAGGCGAATGAGAAGGCCGAGCGCGAGCGGCTGCGCCTCGAGAAGGAGGCGCGCGAGGCTGAGGAGCGGGCCCGCGCGGCGCGCGAGGCCGGCAACATCCGCCAGGCCGAGAAGCTGGAAGCCAAGGCGGACCTTAAGACCGATGCGGCCGCGTCCACGGTCGCGCCGATCATCCAGCGCGAGGCCCCACGGGTCGCCGGCGTCGCCACCCGTGAGAACTGGTCGGCATTGGTGATTGATCTCAAGGCTTTGGTGGATGCGGTCGCTGCTGGGGCAGTTCCGCTGTCGATGGTCGAGGCGAATATGACGAACCTCAACAAGATGGCGAAGGCACTGAAGAAGGAGTTGAATTACCCCGGAGTGCGGGCCGTGGTAGATAAGGTGTTGGCGGCTGGGAGCAAGTAGGTGCCGGTCAAAGACATCAGCGGTCAGGTGTTCGGTCGACTCACCGTGATTAGCTACGCGGGCGGCGGAAACTGGCTGTGCCGTTGCTCGTGCGGGACTGAGAAAACCATCTACCGCGGGAGTCTTACGCAAGGTCTCACCCTGTCGTGCGGGTGCTTTAAGGTCGAGCGCACCAAACAGGTGATGACGACCCACGGCGAAACTGTGAATGGGCCGTCCCGGGAGTACCGCACGTGGCAGGGAATACAGCAGCGGTGCTACAACCCCGACGCTCAGAACTTCAAGTACTACGGTGCGCGCGGAATCAAAGTATGCCAGCGCTGGCTAGAGTCCTTCGAGAATTTCCTAGTCGATATGGGCCGGTGCCCGCCGAGTCTCACGCTTGAGCGTAACGACAACGACGGCAACTACGAACCAAGCAACTGTCGCTGGGCCACGTGGTCCGAACAGAACCGGAACAAGAGGAGAGTCGCATGACGACAGAAGATGCCATCGTGCACGCCGCCAACTTCCGTTCGCTCCTGCTCGATCGCGCTGGGGTGAAGGGGGAGGCCAAGGCCACGGACCGCCGCACGTGCTGCGAGCTCGTGACGCAGGCCTATGCCCTGCAGGGCCACCGACAACAGCACCACGCCCTCCTTCAGAGCGCCTGCCAGGTGATCGACGACTTCCTGCTGGCGCTTACGCCATCGTGAGCGGTTACTGGGTCAGCACTTGGCAGTGGCGGAGGCAACGCACGAATCTCTGCGGCGTAGAGCCGCGTTGGCCGGCCCGGGTTATTTTCCGCGTGTGCGGCTGGAAGTGGGTCAATGATCGACTTCGAGATGACAAGCGAGCAGGCCGACGAGGAACTGATCAAGCGCCTCGAGTGGCTCCTCGCGCGGGTGCGTGAGGGCCAGGTGCACCAGGCGCTGATCATCGTCGAGCTCGAGAGCGTGGTTACTCGCGTGTCGTCCATGCTATGCGGGAACGAGGAGCACGTGGTTCGCTTTCTCGATCGCGTGTTCGATGCCACCGAGAAGCTGATGGAGATTGAGCTCAACGACACGCCGGCCGAGGCGGTGAAGCTCAATGGATGAGGAGCGCGAGGTTGGGTTGATAAGCGTCGCCGTGTGGTCGCTCGTCGTTGTCGGGCTCTTGGTGTTGACGTGGCTCGCGGCCCATCACCATGCCAAATAAGTTCGCGCACATTCGGTCGGACCGCGTGGACCCGCGCGACCCTAACTCGAGTCACGAGTGTCTGTGGCCGGACTGTCACATACAGGTACCGCGCTCTCACTGGGGATGTCGCGAGCACTGGGAGACGCTGCCGAAGGCGCTACGCAACGGTATCTGGCAGGCCTACGAGCTCGGCCAGGAGGATCACCCTGATCGGATGACCGAGGCGTACATAGTGGCCTGCGAGGCGGCGCAGAGTTGGATCAGGACTTACCGGGTGGTGCAGCGATGAGCGACCCGCAACCTGAGCTGCCTGTTGCGTGGTATCGCATCCCCGATGGAGCCGCTGTTCCAATCTTTGCTTGGGGTGATTGGCCTCCGCCGGAGCCGGACGATACGGTGTGGCATCCGCTGTACACGTCACCTGACGGGCGCCCGGTAGAAGAGCTTGATCGGCTGCGCGCGGCTATGTGGAAGTACGGCAAGCACCTATCTTCGTGCACCATCCACACGGTGCGCGTTCCGGCGTTCTCGTGCTCATGCGGCTGGTTGAAGGTCCGTGAGACGCTAGCCGGTGGTGCTCTGAAGCCCACAGAGCGACAGCAAATACGCGCGGCGTTGGAGCGGATAGCAGTAATGGGCGAGCAGGGCATGCAGCCCGACTACACCCGCTGGCTTGTGTTCCATATCGAAGTTGCGCGCATTGCACGCGAGGCTCTCGGGACTGCGGGATAGCGTCGGCCGCGCGTGAAGCGCTTCCAGTCCTCGTCTGCGATGCTCAAGCCGAGCACACCATGACCGTGCAGCCGTAGCGTTGCTGCCAGCCTATCTTGAGCTGGCGCCGCCCGCCGAGCCAGGTGGTGACGTAAAGAGGCGGCGCGCTCGCCCACAGCCACGTGATGTAGTTCCAGCCGTCGGCCGAGTTTCGAAGTCCTGACCACTCGAAAGCCTTCCACCTCGAGCCCGTCTGGTTGTAGAAGCCGGTCCACGACCCAAGCGCGTATCGGCCCGTGGTGCCGTCTTCCTTGTTGCCGTAGATGAGGTTGATCGGCCACGTCCAGCGGTCGACCTTCTCGCGGTTCGGCAACGGCTTGATCGAAGGCGTGTCGGCCGGAGTCCACGCGCTACACGCGCACGCGGCTCCGACGATCAACCACCCGAGGGGGAAGAGCACGAAGAAGCCGATGACCTGGCAAAGCGCAAACCACAGCCACGGCGCCCACTTCACTTCGGCACGGCCTTCGCTTGCTCTACGTCCCGTTTCCACAGGAGCTGGCTGTCGGTAGCGAGGAGCAAACTTGCGAGTGTAAGGTCTTGCAAAACGGGCCCGAGATCAACGGCGGTTTCTGGCTGAGCTCCCGGTAACACCCCTCGATCGCCTCCACTTGCGGGAGGTTGGCTGGGTTCAGCTTTGGCGGCGGCGGGTCGTGCTGGCAGGCTACTTGCCGGCTGACACACCCGCAGGTGAGGAGCAGGAGTGGAAGCAGCGCCACCAGGCGCCACGAGCGCGGCTTTCGATTGATCGCTTTCATTGCTGACCCCCGTGTCGATCTTCGTGTCGTTCGCCTTCTGCGCCTTCTGTGCGGCGACTTCGGGAGCTCGACACTCCTCGTAGCCGGCGTGGTGGATGTAGAGCGCGAGCCCCGCGCAGCCGAGTGCGAGGACAGCCCATAAGGCTAGGCGCAGTTCCGTGGCGGTGGTGAAGCCGAGCACGTCAGTGCGGATCCCGCGGCGACCACGCCGACCCCACGGACGGGAAGAAGCGTGTGATGAGCCGACCGACCAAGGGGTATGTCGCGAAGGCGAGGATGCCGACCAAGTAGCTGATGATGACGCGCTCGGCACGGCGATCGCGCGGGTCCAAGAATCCCCACAGGATCGAAGAGGCGGCGCCCGAGGAGAGCCAGGTGAGGATGAAGGTGAGGCCCTTCTGCCGGCGCAGGCGCGTCGGGTCAGTCTCGGTCGGGAGGAAGTAGGTTTCGATCATCACGACGAAGACCCAGCCGATCAGGCTCCCGACGATGAGGGCAATGATGTCGGGGTAGTCGCTTGCCAGCTTCAGCGCGGTGCCCACTCCATGCACAGTGTCGTCCATGATCCTCCTTACGCAAGCGCGTAGGTCCAGTGGCCGGGTGTTCCTGCTGCGGTCTCGGCGATGCGTCGCGGCTCAGCCCCGTCCGCTGGGATTGCGAGGTGCAACCAGGCGTTGCACTCGATGATGATGCGATCGAACGGAAGCCCATTACTGCGAAGTGCGTCAAAGGCCTGGCGGAGCGGCATCCCGATCGGGATGACATCCGCGGCTCGCCCCTCCATATGGGCACTGTGCGGGTCCCCGCCGACGTCCGAGTTGAGGGCAAGGCAGCGGTAGCCCGAGTCGATGTGCAGCGGCACCGGATGCCCGGCGACAGCCTCGAGGATGGCACGGGCGGGCTCGAGGAGTAGGTCACAGAGTTGCGTGAGGTGGGTAACGACCTCAGGCGTCGGCGTGTTGTCGATGCCGAGGCGCAGCGCCTTCTGCGAGAAGGTGAGCTCCTCGAGCGTGAAGTGTTCAGTGAGGTTTGTCATGGCGTGAGTAGGGTCGGGGCGTAGATGGGTTGACCATAGCAGGCGATTGAGCCGCACGGCTGTGACAAGAGGGTCTCTGCTGTGTAACCGCTGGCATTCGTGAATGAGTTGCCGACTGTCGTGGTGCTTGGGGGAGTGCGTGAAGGCATCACCAGCCCAAGGTCAGGACAGTTGTACGACATCGGCGCGCCGTTGCTGGCAAATTGCACGGTGTCGGTCGCGCTCACGAGGTTCCCCGAGAGATCCCAGGTAAGTTGCGCGCACGAGTAGTACGTGTGGATGGTGGCTCCACGTCCGCTGTGCCCGCAGGTGAAGTAGGCCGGGGCCTGCCCAGTGACGTAGTTGCCATCCGCGCTGAAGCCGGTGACGGCGGTGCTGTAGACCCGCACGTTCACGTTCTCGGCGTAGCAGAGGAAGGTATGAACCACCGGCGTGAGCGCGATGGTCTGCGGCGTCGGTAGATAGGTTTGCGCGTTGGCCGCCAAAGGGGCCGCCGCCAGAAGAATCGACAGTAGTAATTTCGTCATGGCGCCTCTTTCTGTAGTCGGTCGGCGAGGTTGTTGATGTCTTCGGCATCGAGCTCTTGGCGCGTCAGGATTTTCTCGACTTCGACGAGGACACGCTTCTCGTCGAAGACGCCGATCTTGCGTTGGTGCTCGATCGCCGCGCGTAAGTGCCTCATGGAGTGCTCGGCGTCTTTGACGGTTTTCTCGAGGCGGGTGAGCGCGGCATCGAGGCGGTTAGGCGCATGTCCTGACATCGCGTGATCCCCTTCATCGTTTCACCTTGCCCTTACGCGCTTCAGATGGTGTAGGTATTGAGGGCTGTGGTTCATTCGGCACTACGTTGATGTGAGCGGCGCCAAAGAGCGCGCCCCATTCCGCCTCAAGCCGTGTGAGCCGCTCGCCTTGCGCTAACTGGGTCGCCTGGATCGTTTCGAGAGTCGTTTTCGCATCGCGTCCCTGCTGGATGATGGTGCCGAGCGCGAGAATTGCGCCGGCCGTGGCTGAGACTGGTTTCCAGTACTGACGCAAAACAGTGAACGCAAAGCTGGTAACGCCGACCTGCTCAATCAGCGCACGCATCTTGAGCGTGGGGGTAGGCTCGTTCATCCCTCACCGCACGCGCCTCGCGCGGATGGTCCCGAAGACCGTGAGGCCGGCGACAGTGAAGGTCGCCACCGCGTTGAGGTAGATGGTCGTGGTGGCGGCCAGGCTGACCCGAGTCGGCCCGCCTTCCAATGTGAAGGGGAGCGCCGTGGGTACCTGAGCAGGAGTCGAAAAGCTGGCATTCGGATCGGTGCCTATTCCACCGCCGCCAGCTTGGCCGAGCATGACGCCGGTCGCGCTGCCAAGGCCGGCTTGCACCGCCGTGTAGCTGGTAGTCGCCGCAAAGGCAAAGTCCGCCGTGAAGCTGACATCCCAGTCGCCAGCGGTGAGCACGATCGAGGTGACGTTGCCGGCTACTCCGGTCGCGAGCACGGTGCCAGGCGTCGCGACCGTCGAAGTGATGAATTCCCCGAGATGGCCCGCCGCGGCGTTGTCGTTGGTGTTGGTGCCGAAAAGGGCGCTGGCGAGAGCAGCTACCGCCCGGAGCATGTCAGACGCCCTCGCCCGGGGTTACGTCCACCAGCGTTGGGCCAGCCGCAGAGCCGATCATGGCGAGGTAGAAGCCGGGGCCCTGGTTGGTTCCCGCGGCGTTGGGCACGTTCTGCGCGACCGTGCTCGCGTTGGCCTCGTAGACGACGATCGCGCCAGGCTTGAGGCGGAACCCGGGCTGCGGCGTGCCGGTCGTGATAGTGCCGGCGGTGGGGAAGGCCGCCACGGGGTTGTTCGCGGCCGACATGACCACCCACACGTCCGCCGGGCCGTTGTTGATGAACTGTAGCGCCTGCGGCAGGCCTTGGAGTCCGAGGTCAGCCAGGTTGACCGGCGTGACCTGATTCGCGGCCGCGACCGAAATGGTGAAGCTCTTGCCGACGTTCTGGAATGCGGAGCTCAGGGCCATGGGTCAATCCTCGGGCACTTGGCCCACGTCGAGACAGCGTTCAGCGTCTTCCTGAGCGCCAGAGCTGTAGCGGTCGGGGCTCAGAAGGTTGTGCGGCACCTTCACCTGGCCGTGCATGTTGGTGATGAACTTGGTGAAGCGACGCGAGAGGCGGTGTGGCGCCGCGCGGGCCCGTTCGTTCGTGATGTTCGATAGGCGCTTGTTGTCCTCGCCTGTTCGATCGACTCGCGGGCCGAAGTGCGTCGGGGAATTAGAGCCGCTCGGATGCTCCGTGAGTCCAGCTTCGGGCGTGGCCGCCGGGACGTGCGGGTTGTGGGCGGTGGGGCCTCGAGGCACGAAGCCGGCCGCGTACTTATGCTTCGGGCGCTGGGTGCTGCGGGGCTTCCTGTGCATCGTGGCCTCCACGGCCGGCAAAGAGCACCGGCAGGAAGATCGAAACCCCCCACGCAGCGGCGATGATAGCCGCGAGCGCCGTCTGAAGCCACATCGCCCAACAGAACAGCCCGAAGGTCATGATCATGCAGAGAATCAGCACGAGCCGCGCCTGCAGGAGCCCGAGCGCGACGTGCGCGCCCTGAAGCACTTCGACGAGGTTCACTGCTGGCCACCGAGGGCGCCGCCGTACCCCTCCTGATTCGCCTTGAGCTCGACTTCTCGCATGGTCGCGAGGGTCTCGCAGAGCTTCACGAGGTCAGCGACTCCGCCTGGTTGTTTGGTGTCGACCCTGGCAATCGCCGCGCTCAGTTTCTTCTTCGCCTTCTCGAAAATCTCGTCGTCGGTTGACTTTGCCATTAGCGCCGCCCCCTGCGCGATTTGGACCGCCGGAGCTTACGCTACCGATTCAACCTTCGGTAGTACTCGGCGGCACGCTTGCGCTTCTCGAGGTCGGCCTTCTTCTTCGCGAGGCGCGCCTCGCGTTTCTGTTCGGGATCGCGGCCATACACAGGCATGCCGACCAGTCCGAGAGCCGATGTCGCGCCGCCGCCGCCGAGCCCCTGCTGCGCCATGATCGGCAGGAACTGCTCGGCCAGGTGCTTGGCCCGGTTGTCGATGTCGGGCGCCGCATCGTGCACCGATACGTACTCCTTGCCCGTGAGCTGCTGAATCGCCTCTCGTGGGAGGAACGCGAGCTTGTTGGCGGTGGTCTGCAGCGGGTCGCGCAGCCACTCGAATGGCTCCATGCTGTGCTTCGACCACTGCATCGTGCGCCCGTCCTTCAACTGCACGCGCGTCGGGTTCTCGTTGTCGAAGATCGAATGCCCGGCGGTGAGCAGGTTGATGCCGTTCGCGATCGTGAGGTAGTACACCGCGCTCTTGGCGAGGTAGCGCCGGTGGAGCGCCGCGAGCGCCGGGTCATCGACTGCTCCTGGGAGCGCCTTGTACGCCGCCCGGAAGGTGCTCACCGTCCAGTCGGGAGCGAACATGAGGAGCTGCGCCACGCGCCGGCCGTTCGGGTTGAAGAACATGTAGGCGGCGTCACGTCCGATCCTCGAGCCCACGTCATTCGCGACCCGGAACCAGTCGAGCGAGCCGTAGATGTCGTTCGCGTAGCTCGCGGCGAGCTTGCCAGCTACCTCTTTCGAGAGACCCTTCTTGAGCAGCCGCTCGTAGGCGTCGAGTCCCGTGATGATCTTGAACCCGGTCTGCAGGTGGGCGAAGGTGAAGTTGTCGAGCGCCGTGTTGAACTTGGAAATGGCCTCGGCCGCCTTGGTGCTGGCCGATCCCACGGGCAGCGTCTCGTCGAAGATGTGGGCGATGTGGCCCAGCGCCCCGTGCACGGTGTCCTCGGGCTGCTGAAGCACCATGCCGCCGCGGAGGAGAGCGTCGATCCCCTCGTTGTTCCCCGGGCGCTTGAACGTCTCGACGGCGAGCCGCGCCTGCTCGAGCGGCGAGCCCTTTGTGAAGGCCTTGGTGCCCATCGCGCCGATGAAGGCATCCGTGAGCGACTTCGCGTGGAAGAGCGAGAAGCTCACCACGGCGCGCTTGCTCGCCTGGTTGAGTGCCATGAGCCCCAGCGTGACGTCGTTCGGATCCCGGGCGCTGAAAACGAAGTTGAGCTGCGGCGCGATGTCCTTGTGCACGGCGTAACCGGCGAGCTGCCGGTTCGGCAGGATCGTGAAGTTGGGGTCGATCTTGTCGAGCGGCTGCAGGAGCATCGCGGGCGGCCGCTCGCCGAACTTCTTCGCCGCCTGGCCAGGAGGTTGACCAGGCGGGAGGCGAAAGCCTGAGGGCCCCGTGGGCGGCGTCGTCGGTACCTCGCGCGGCGCCACCAGGGGGCGCATCCCCTCGACGGGCGTAACCTTCAGGGCCTCGACCAGGCGCTTGTCGGTGATCGCTTTGAACATGGCCTTGGAGTAGATCGCCACGATCTCCCCCACGTCCCCGGTCTTGATGCGCAGACCCGAGCCGCGCAGGGCCTGTTGGAGCTCGTCGAAGGTGGCGTACTGGCGGTGCTGCGCAAACTGGCGGCCGGACGGCTGCACGCCGCGCGCCTTACCGGCGATCACATCGACCAGGCGGGAAATCGTGTCCCTGGCCTTGGCTGTGGGGTCCTCCTCGACGATATGGGTGATGTAGTCGTTGAGGAGCTCCTTGATCACGCCGGCGTCGACCGCGGCCTGGCCCATGCGGTCAAACCAGCCGCGCACCGTGGCGGCGACCTTGGCCTCTTCGGGGTTTAAGGTCACGCCCTCGTGCTTCTCGAGAGCGAGCGAGATGGCAGATCGGCGAAGCGGCTCAGGCACCGCGGCGTCAATCGCGGCCTTAAGCTGAAGCGTATGGCGGGCCATCACGGCAATCTCGCCGTTGCGGCGGTTGATCACCTCGGCGATCGACAAACGCTTCCCGGCCGGCGAGAGTTTGGAGAGGGCGCGCGGCACGAGCGTGATGGCGGCGCCGAAGGTGGCCCCCATGGTCCGGTCGTCGCGGTCTAGCGTGGCCCCGATCGCCGCGCCCACGCCGGCGCTGAAAAGGGTCTTGCCCCAGAACTCGAGCGAGGCGCGCGCTGTGTCGCGCACGGCCGCTTTCGGCCGCTCGACCCACTTCGCCATGTTCTCCGCGGTGAAGGGGTTCTCGAGGAGGAGCTTCGACTCACCTTCCGTTCCACGTGGAACGCTGCCCATCGACTCGTGCGCCGATCCGACCGCCTCGAGCTCGCGAGCGGCTGATTCCGCCTCAGCCTTGGTGCCGAAGGTCTTGCCGGCGGTCTCCCCCTCGAAGCGCACCATGTACCCGCCGGCTACAGGGGTCACTTCTGGCTTCGGGCGCCTGGCGCTCCACGCCTTCGCGAGCTCGGCGTCAATCTCGGCCGGGGTGAGCTTCGGCGTCGGCGCGCCCGTCCGAAGCCGAGCCTGCAGGCCGACGCCTGCGGCCGCGCCCAAGAGCGACGACACACCGAGCTCGCCCAGGTCAAGCGGCCGATCCTCGCCGAGCTCAGAAGCGAGTTCAGCGCCGCCGCCAATAGCAGCCCCGCCGCCAGCGCGCGCGGCGGCACCGGTGACAGCGCCCACCACCTTCGCCGTGCCTGCGCCCGCTCCTGCGGTCGTAGCGGCCTTCGTGGCCGCGGTCGCGGCGCGCGCGCCACCGAGTTCAGGCAGAAAGAACAGCTCAGGGTCGGCCGCCGCGGCGTGCACCAGCGAACCCACGAGCAGCCCTGGCCTGTCCTTGGCCGTTTCCTTCAGTTCGTGGAACGTCTCTTGCAGGCGCTCGGTGAGCGGACGATGGTCAGGCGAGTGGAGGAAGTCCTCGATCTTCTTGTAGACGAGGCCTGCGGTCACGGAGAGCGGCCCGAACGGGTTGAGACTCGTTGCCGCCTCGGGGTTGTCCTTGGCGACACCTTTGACGAGTTCGGCTGGGATGGAGCTCGTGAACGGGGCGGAGATCAGGCCTTTGAAGCCACCGGTGCCTTGGCCGAAGTCGGCCCAAAAACCCTGCCGCTCGCCGACCGGCTTCCCGTTCACCGATGCCACGGTGAGCTTCGGCGGCTCGACACCGGTGATCTTGAGCGGTCCGGGCTCGCCCTGGTCTGGACCCGGGCTGGGCGGGTCTACGCCGGCGATGCTGAGCTCGTCCGCCATCACTGCACTCGGCGCACGTTCCCGTCAGGCTCCATGATCCAGCTCGAGCCGTCGCTCAATTTCACCGTGCTACCTGGCGGTTGGCTCTTGATCAGCGCCAGCTGTGGCTCGCTCGGCTGCTCGACTCCTCCACCGCCGCCGGGGCGCGGGATATTGCCAGCTCGCCCGACGCCAGGTGCCGGCCCAGGAGGAGTCGGCCGAGGCGCGTGCGCGCCGGATGCCGAGTAGCCAGCGACGATGGCGTCGATGTTCCCCTGCGCCTTGTCCATCTCGGCACGCAGCCGCTCGGTGGCTTCGTCGATCGCCGTGATCTGCGACTGCTTGTCAGCCTCCGGCATCGTGAGGTTGCTGACGGTCTGCCCGCGGCGCTTCAGGTTCTCGTCGATCTGTGCCTTGGCGTTCTGCCACCGCGCGTGCTCGGCCGCGACTTGCGCCTTGATTTCGGGCGGCATGTTGGCGGTCTTCTCGAGCTTCTCTTTCATCAGCTTTTCGCGCGCGAGCTCTGCATTGACGCGATCACGCTGTCCTTGGATGGCGATGTTCACCCGCTGCACCTTGTCCCACGCGGCCGTCTGCGCTTTGAAGCTATCGATGTGCTGCGAAATCTGGCGCTGCTTGTCGTCGAGGATGTCCCCAGTCATGCGCCGCGCGGCCTCGCTCGCCTTCTGATAGGCGTCGGCCCGCCCCTGGTACGCTGTGAGCATCATCTTATGGGCATCCATAAGGCGGCGCTGGTGGTCCCGCATCTTCTCGTAGGCGGCCTCCCAGGCCTTGAGCGAGTCGTTGTACCTCTGCTCGGAGGACTCGTTGATGCCCTGAACGATCCCGTTCGTCGCCGCGAGCATCTGCATGCCGTTCAGCTTGGTGAGCTTTCCACCGAGCGCGGTGAGAATCGCAAGAGCGGGGGCCGCGTGCATCCCGGTGGCATAGGCGGCCTGGCGAGTCGGAGTGTGGTCGAGCCAGTGCTTCATCTCCTGATCTTCCGCAGTCTGCTCGCCGGCCGCGCGCTCGGCCTCTCGAGACACCTCTTCCTCGGCGGTCACAGCCTTCGCTTCGTAGCCGCGCGCCTCCTCCTGGCCCTTCTGGATACGCGGCTCGTACTGCGCCTCGAGCCCCGATATGTCGCTGAGGAGCTGACCTTCGTTAGGCGGGGAGAGCGGAGCGTTGCCGCCGGTCGGCTGCGAGGGAGCGGGCGTGTTGGGGTCAGCCATGATTCACCTCACCCGCCGATCGCGAAGGGGTCAGAAGACGCGTCGAGCGCGAAGGGATCAGACGTGAAGTTGCTCAAGGGATCCCCGGTGAAGTCGACGGGCTCGGACGTGTAAGAGGGGAGGTCAGGCATCGAGACCGAGTTCGGATCGAAGCTCGGGGTCTGGTCGATGTTGGTCTGCGTGTCCTGAAGGAACTGCTGGTTGTTCGCGTCGTAAGTCGCCTGGTCCGCTGCCGACGGTCCGCCTGCGGCGATGCCGGCATCGGAGCCGCCAGCGGCTCGCAACTGCGCCGGGGTTGCACCGCCAGCGGCGCTCGAGGCCACACCACTGCTGTCAGCGCCACCCGCCGCCTGCTTGGCGACCCCGGCCGCGGTGCTCGCGGGCGAGGTCCCGCCGCCACCTCCGCCGCCACCACTCGGCTGGCGCATCGCATTGCCGAAGCCCTGCGCTATCCCGGCGAAGAGAGTTTGCAGTGAATTGGCGAGCGCAGTGTCCTGCTGGATTTGCAGCGTGACCGCCGACTCCTCGGCCCCGAGCCCGAATTCTGACGAGGTGAGCGCCTGGTTGAGGAGTCCGCTGTACGTCTGCTGCACTGCCGTGAGCGCGCCTTCGGCCATGGCGGTGTCGCTGGTGATGAGACTCTGACCCAGCTCAGCCGCGTTGTTGTCGATCTGCTGCATCCGCGATTGAAACTGCTGGCTGTTGGGATCCGTGATCCCAGCCGCGGCAAGCTCGGCGCGGGCGGTGGACTTCTGCTGGGCCACGTAGTCGCTCACCTGCTGCTGCTGCGCGGGGGTGAGCTGGCCGGTCGAATAATCCTGAGCGATCTTGCCGAGGTTAGCAGCCGCGCCCGTCTGCTGGTCTATCGAGGCCCCGAGCGGCCCGCCCACCGAGGGACCGCCGGTGAGCTGCCCGAGCTCGGCGGCGCCGGCGGCGCTGAATGGCTTCCCGAGGTCCGAGATATTCCCGGCGAGCGCCTGGTTCTCGCTCTTCTGCGAGCTAGCCTGCGAAAGGCCAGCGGCCGCAAGGGTGCCGAATTCAGTGAGGTTGCCCAACGGGCTATTGAGGAAGCCCGTGATGTCGCCGCCGAGGCTAGAGAGAAACGAGGGGTCGGTGGTGCCAGTCGTGTCGCCCGCAGCCGGCGCCGCGAGCGCGGCAGGGGAATAGCCGCTCCCCGGTGTCGGCAAGCCGACGACACCCGTCGAGTCCCCAGTCGATGGCATCCCCTGTGTGCCCGTGCGCATTTGGGGCATCGGCTGCATGTCCGACAAAGCAGTGGGGTTCGTGGGGCTCGGCAAGGGAGCGGCAGTGTTCGGGTCAGCCACGTGGTACTCCTGCCCGGATTGGCTGATGAGTAGGCATCGCGAGCAACGGCGGGATATTAACCGGGGGCTGCTTGGATGTCCCGAAGGTCGCTAGTTGCTGGGTCACTGTCTGAGCCGTCTGCGTTGCGAGCGGGTGGCTTTTCGCGGCGTTGCCGGCGTAAGGCGGGATCGTCGTGTCTTTGCTTCCGGTCGCAGTGAGCGGCGTATTGGCAGTGAGCCCGCCCTTCTGCCAGCTTCCGATGAGACTCGTGAGCACCGCCTGAAGCTGAAGCCCGCCGGTCTCAGGTCCGATGGTGGCTCCCTTGGAGTTGAGCCAGGGGGTGACGATGGATTTGAAAATCTGCTGCGGCGAGGACCCGGGCTTGATCTTGCCGGCCTTGTAGGCGCTGTTGATCTGCGTGAGCATCCCGTTCAACAACTTAGTTTCGCCCATGCGCCCAAACGCATTGACGATCGGGATGCGGTTGTTCTTGATGTCCATGACACCGGCGAGAAGGTTGAACGCCGCCTGCGGGTGCATGTTCTGATACTTCGCAACTTGAGCCGGTGTCGCCTTCGCGCCGCCGGTCGCGTCGATGAAGCTCTGCCAGTTCTTCGTTTCTGGATCGGTCGCGCCACCGCCGAATGCCGATGAGAGGGCGCCGATCGCACCGCCGATCACCGCGCCAGCAATGGTGCCTATGCCTGGCATGATGGTGGTGCCGATCGCCGCGCCCGACTCGGCACCCGCTAGCGCGTCCGATCCGGTCTTCCCCGACTGCCACGCGTTCGCGAAGCTATAGATCGCCGCAGCATCAACGAGCACCGGGGCCACTTCTCCTAGGCTGCGCCCGACGCCCTGTGCTGTAGAAACGGCAGAGGCTTCCCCTGCACTCATGTCGGTCACGTCGACTGCGGTGCCACCGAGTTTCCCGGCGAGCGTCGCGGCGTTAGCAGCCGCGCTCAGGTCGCCGCCGACACCGCCTTGCTCGAGCCCGCTATAGATTCCCGTCAGGTTTGAGAGTCCGCCGACAGCTCCGACACCGGTCCCCGTCACCTTCGAGGCTAGTCTCGCAACGCCGAGCGCGGTGCCAATTTGTGACGAGATCCCCGGCTGGCTACTTGGCGGCGGCTGATTGTTATTCTGAGGAGGCTGGGGTGGCGGCGGCGGATTCGATGCGATGGGCTGCGAGATGTCCGACAGCCACTGATCGCCGGGGCTCGGATTGAGTCGCAGCGTCACGGCTCACGCGAGCGCGGCTCGCACCTGGCCCATGATGACGGTCGGGTACACGCGCGCGCCCTCACGCAAGAGCGTCGCCTCTTCTGGCGTGAGTTCGATCGTATCCTCGGCGTCCGCCTTCTTGAGCTTGAGGAAGAGTTCGTAACGCGGGAGCTTCGAGTCTCCCTTGATCGGGTTGCCGTTGCCGTCGAGGTCGGCGAGCGCGAGACGCTTCAAGGCCACGCGCATCGTGAGCGGCGTCTCGCCCTCGGTGATCGGCTTGTCGAGTTCGTTCACGATGGTTGCCGTCAGGTCCACTTTGATAGTCATGGTGCGCCCCCGCGCGTGATGTTGTGACGGAACGAGCCTAGCATGGAAACACCTCAACCTAAACTGTAGGTGATTTCAAACCCGGCTTTGATGCCCTTCGTTCCGGCATTCCCCCAGCTATTTGCGCCCACTTGGACGAGGGCGCCATTTACAACTATCACTTGGAATGTCAGCGTACCGCCCGTGTTCACTGTGACCGCCGCTTCTTGGATGTTGCCACTGCTGTAGCAATAGGGAGTAAGCACCACTTTCAGATGTGCGGGGGTGATGGCGGCCGGGAGCCCACTAGCAGAGAAATCCGCCACGCCGTTAGAAGTACCGCTGATGTCGGCCGTGGCAAAAATACGAACATGACTTCCGATCCGAACCCAGTTGAGCGTGCCGTTGGGATTTGCAACAAAGCTGCTGCTAAGCGTCGTCGTCCACGAGCCCTGGTCCGGCGTCATGTCCACGAGCCCGGCATTGACCGGGCCGTATCCCTGAAGCGTCGGAGCCGAAGTCCCAAGTGCCTTAAGGATTATCGTGCCATTAACACCGAGGAAAACGTTATGCGCGCCGCTAACATTCAGACCAAAATCTGTTGACACGCCAGAGACAAGCGCAGCACCGGAACCTAATTGCCCAAATGCACCGCCGCTCTGAGTTAACTGTAGGTAGCCGCCATTCGCGTGTGTCGAATTGAACGTAGCTGAGCGAGAGAAACCCCCATCATTCGTGACAAAGACATCAGTGCCACCCTGTCCTGTAATGGTGAGTGCGATGACTGCACTACTAGGCGCGTTGATGGTGACCGCGCCCGCGCTGCTGATCGTCAAGCGCTCGATATTGTTAGTCCATAGTCCTGTCCTGTGAGCGCTAGAAGTACCAACGCCGAACAGAGTTGAAGATGCCTGAATAAAGCCGCTGACCGTGCCATCTGTAAAGACGGCTGATAGGGCAGCAGCCGCCGTGTTGACGGTTAGCGCCGTGCCGATGCTCGGCGCAGCAATGGTGACGTTACCATTAGTACCAATCCCAATGGCTTCCGTGCCGTTGATCTGCAACGACAATGGCGTGGGCGTCGTCGTCCAGTTTGAATTGATGATCGCCTTGAGGTTTATTGCCTTGACTTCGATGATGCTACCGGCAGCTCCCGTGTCCTGAATTCGGATAAAGGGCGATGCGCTGTTGACGAGGATCGCTTCGCCGGCCTTGGTGAAGGTATGTAGCGAAGTCCACGTGGGAGCGATCGACTGATCTATGGGCGGCGCGGCATCCGACCGCATGAACGTGACCGCGGTACCATTGACCGCCGCGAGTCCCACCAATGCGGTCGGGTTGTGACCGACGCCCGAACCGCCGGCAAATTGCCCTCCATCTAGGAGTTGGAAGTTATTAGCGGTGGCGCGGTAGATGACCGTGATATAGCTGCCGCCGAGGAGCATCCCGGCCGGCAACGCATTGCCAGCCTGATCGACTACGTTCTTAGGACCGATGCCGGCGACGTTGAGAGTGGTCGCGCCCGTGTTGGACGCCGCTACCTGAATTTGAAGCACCAGGCCATCGGCATACGAAACGGTCTGATTCGCCGTGACCGCGATCGCCATGGCGTTCGCGATGCCGGTATCGACGTAGTAGTTAGAGAAGTTGATCAGCGCGTTGAAGGCGGCGTTAAGCGCCGAGTAGTTGGTGTCGAGGAGCGACAGCGGCTCGGGCGAAACGTCGTTCGCGAATACGTGCAGCCCCGTAAGATTGCCAGCCATGAGCGTGTGTCCTCTAGGTGATCTTCAGCTGCTGATCTATTTTCAGGTGATGGCGGCTATGGAGGTCGGACCAGTCGATCAGCTCCTGATTCGTTCGCCACTTTCCGTTGAGCGCTAACACCTTCACGTCCGCGCTCGACAGGTCGATGCCGGTCTGAGTGGCGAGCACGACGTGCTTCGCCGCGTGGCGTAGCATCCAGTCGCCGTCGATCTTCGAGCGCAGGATCGTGCCGGGGATTCCGAGGGAGCTCGCGTAGACGGCGTGCCGCCGGTCATGGGCGTCGATGAAGCGCTCGAGCGCCACTTCATCGTCGAGATCGAGGTCGCCAAAGGGAGTGACAACCATATTAGTTACCCACCCAGCGCGCGCCCCACTTGTAGTCGAGCATAAAGGAATTCACCTCGAAGGTCGTGCCTTGGACCGTTGTGAGGCGCATGCCAATGTACTTCGCGAAGCCCTGCGGCGCCTGTCCCCAGTACGTTTGATTGAGGCCCGGGACCCAGTTCACGTTCGCGGGCACGCTGTTGACCCACTGCACGGTGGCGCCCAAGTTGTTCACCCATATGATTTGCCCGACTGCGCTCACACCAAACGGCGTTGAGGTGCGCACGGTGTCGAGGTAGAGCGTAATCGCGTTGGTATTCGCGCCAGCAACCGAGATCCCGACGCCACCCTTGATCGCCTGCTTCTGAGTGATCGGATCGCCGAAGTCCCAAAGGGGCGTCATGATTAGCGCCGCAGGCGATGAGGCTGCGTTGGCGAAAAGCTGGTAGAGCTGGTTGCCGATGTACCCAAAGAGCGCGGGCGCGTTGTTCACAAAGGCCGTCGAGATGCGAGTCACCGCCCCATAGTTCGCGTTCCACCACTTCCCGCCGGCCGCATCCCCCTGGTACATCATGAGCACGGTGTTCGAGCCGAAGATGGGGTCGGCCCTCCGGTTCATCAGGACCGCAGCGCACAGGAGATTATTGGACACCACCTGACCGCCGGAGATGGCTTGTGTGAAGTCTGCGAATTGCCAGGTGCCGTCGATTGCAGAGAAGTAAGCGTTGTTGGGGTCTTGGCTTGAGATGCTCTGCACCGTCGTGCCATAGATCGACCACACGCCCCACCGATTCGCGAAGAGCACGAGACGCCCGTAGGACTGTATCGAGCTCGGTTGGTCCGTCCCGCTGATCGGCGTGATGTTGAGGTTGGTGAAGTTCGGCGTCGGTGGCGAAGCGCCCGAAGGCACGTAGAGGTCCGAGATGGAATTTACCGAGCTGGTGCCGAATACGTACAGGTACCCGTTAGCGGCGAAGAGCGCCGAGATGTTCGAGCGCAGCACCGGATCGACGAGCGTCGTCGAGCCCCCGCCATTGGTCACGGTGTAGTCGGTGAAGGACCCGGGCGCCGACCACGTGAGTGTGCGGTTCTGCGCCACCCATACCCGGTTGCCATAGACGGCAATCGCCTGCCCGCTAGAAGGCGCGCCGCTCCCTGAAACGAGCACGATGTTGCCGGCGCCGTTCCACTGATAGAGGCCGGTCGAGTCGATGATCAGCGCGTTGCTGTTGTTCCACTGAACGACGAAGGTGCCCGAGCCCGAGAGCACAGCGGCGCCGTTGATCTGCGTGGCCGTCCCGCCCGGGACGTTGTAAGCGAAGAGCTTCCCGTTGGTCGATGCCTGGATCAGGAACTCGGTGTTGTTGATGTTGACGTTTTCATCGTAGTAGATGGTGTCGCCCGCGTAGTTGTGAAGCGACGCCGAGATATCGTTGATCGAGTGGATGTTGCCGAAGCCGACCGGCTGCGCGTTCTCGAGCGCATACATCGACTCCGGCTTGAAAGTCGCAAAGCGCTGATTGGTCGTGTCGACCGCGAGGAAGTTTTTAAGCGAAAAGCTCTGAAGCGGTCGCTCTTCCTTCGCTTCGACTTTCTGTGCCACGGCGACTACCGCCGGTAGGCATCACGGAAGCGAGACGAGAAGGATGCGAACGACGCGGCGATGCGCTCCGTCAGATACTTTTTGTAGAAAATGTCCGACTCTTGCAGCGACTGCTCACCGTACTTCGCAAGGTGAGCGGCCCAAAACGGCACGAGCGGCGTGAATACCGTCGGGATCACCTCGGGGCTCGCGGAGCTCGTGAGCGGAGCTGGGACAATCACCACGTCCCAGTCGGACACGTAGGCCTGGTCCGGCACGGGGTTCAGGTACACGTTGGTGTTACCCATGATCGCGAGCGAGCCAGGCCGCGTCTGGTAGTTCTGGAAGATGCGTAGCTTCGCATCCTGCTCGGTGAAGCTCCTGTTCTGGCACTTCACGCGCAGCGTGCCCCAGTAGATCGTCACCGATATGATTTCGATGACCTGTAGCCCGAGATTCGCCGGAGTGCCGCCGTTCACCGTTGCGACGATGGGGTAATTTTCCTGAGCTGCGACGAGGTTGATTCCCGTGATCAACTGACGCAGGCACTTCGTATCAGCGGCGACGCGGATGCGCGCCTGGTTGATGTCGTCAGTGATTTCCTGCACCCCCCAGTACTGCCCCTGGGGATCCGAGAGCAGACGGCGGGTCAGCGTCGTGTAGGTGTCAAGCTGCCCCACACGTCAGGCACTCAGGGGTTCGCGGAGGCCGGCGGTCGCCCGCCAGCCTCCGACTCCCCACCGGGACCTGCGACGTGGGGGCGTCCCCCGGTTTTGCGGCGCGGCCGCTCGACCTGGCCGGGCGGCTCGGCATCCTCGAAGCCCTCTTCGTCTGCGTAGACGGTGCGGCCCTCGAGGAAGGAAACCTTGTCGAGCTTTGTGAGCGCGTCCTTCATGGTGTCGCGCCCGGGCACGAGCCAGCCGAGCATGTTGAGTGCCTGGCTCTTGTCCTCCTCGCCAAGCCCGAAGATGTGCTTGGCGGCATCGAGCGGAATGTTCACCGCCTTACCCGGAGGAAACTCGAAATCTTCCCCATCGAAGCGACCGCGTATGGTCTCCTCGTTGTGGTTGATCACCTTGATCATTTCCATCGCCCCCACTCCTCTTGCAGGTTACGGATCAGCGGAAGTACTGCGACCAGCGCGAGGTTCCGGCGCCGCCGCTCGCGAGAACGATCGTCTGCGCGGCGTAGCCCTCACTCTCGATCTGAGCGGTGGTGCTGACAGCCTGGAGCTGCCGGAAGACCGGCGCCGGCACGGTGTTGACGCCGGTGTTGATGTAGGGCGAGCCCGTGTTGTCCGGGTTGTAGCTGACGGCGCAGTTCGCGCCGAGCGCCACATTGAACTGCCCGTACTGCAACGCGAAGGCCGGAATGAAGCTCGCCGCCGTGACGGTCGGGTTCGTGCCCGTCACCGGACACGCGACGAGCATGGTCGTGGTCGATGGGATCGCGAGCACCGCCATCGTGAACCCGTTGACCGCCGTGTTGACCGTGGCACCGGTGAGCTGGAAGAGGAGGAACGTCTGCGTGCTGACGCCGCCCGCCTGCATCGGTACGTGGTTGGTCGTGACGTTCTGGATCAGGGTGAAGCCGCTCGCCTGCAGCGTCGCGGTGTAGCCGTGCGCTGAGTTGAAGGTGAGGAGCGCGACGTTCGAGCCCGCGCCGGCGTTCTGCAACGCCATGAGGCCGCCCGCGCCCATCGCGATCGGCACGGCCGTGGTCGCGAATTCCGGCTGAACAAATGCGCTATTCGGAAGTGCCTGAAGCTGTTGCATACGTGCTCCGCGATCAGATGGGCAGCGAGGTGTAGCCGGTGACTCGACCGTTGGCCTTCGGCTTCACGTTGACGATCTGCCAGGCATTGACCAGCACTCCCACGTAGCCGATCTGGAAGTTGGGAATCGTCGACTCGAAGCCCGAGAAGTTGAACGCAGCCTGATCATGCCAATAACCGTTGAGGTAATTGGAGTTGACCAGCTGGATGTTCCCGGCGTCGGCGACCGGGAAATACGGGTCCATGTAGACCGGGACGCCGGCGACATCGAGCGCCTTGAACGCGGCGCGCGGCCGGTCGGCGTCGGAGTCGAAGGCATTCCCCGGGGTGATCATGTAGGTCTCGGCGCCTACATAGTCCTGCGCGAGGTTCGCCCAGGTGCCGGCGTCCGTGACGCCGAAGCTCGGCTGCTCACCGCAGTAGCGGTTGAGGCCCACGATCCACTGCATCACGGTCTTACGGGTCGGGTTGCCGCCGCCTGAGGCCTTGATGTAGGACTGCCACCACGGGTTCGCCGTCCGGTTGATGTTGCCGTAGACGACGAGGTTGGTGCCGTTGTCGATCGCGCCGTCTAGCCCGATGACCTGATTGTTGGTCGTCGAGATGTTCGAGTACGCACCGTTCGCCATGAAGTCCATCGTGGCGTTGGTCGCATCGTTCATGCGCGCCTGGATGAGCGGGATCACCGCGTGATCGACCTGCACCAGGCCTTCCATCCCGAGGAACGGGATCGGGGTGAGCACTAGCTGCAGGTTGAATTCCGCGTCCTGCACGGCAGCGAGCGGAGGCGGCGGGGTGAAGGAGCCGTCGTAACCGGCGGCGGATGCGACCACCATCGGCGAGCCCTGGACGGGCACCGTGACCGAGGACACGCCACCGCCGGCGGACTGCGCGTTCGCGAGCAACGCCGCCATGAGAGGCGAGGCGTTGTAAATCTGAACGATCAGCTGCGGTATGAAAGCGCGCCGGGTAATGGCCGCAAGTTCGGAATATTGCGGGCCTGTTGCGGGAAGCATTCCACCGGGAACGGGCATGTTCTCAGCTCCAAGTTACCCCGCCCCCACGGGAATGAGTGTTAGATCACCGGGCGGCGGTCCGCCTCTGAGTACGAAACTGATCGACCATCTCGTGCGCCAGCGTCGCGGAGCGGCGGCGTAGGGAGTTGCCCTGCAACTTCCGCCAGTCCTGATCAGGGCGCATGTCGATGGGGGTGTGCGGCGGGTTGCCGCCGTGAGCCACGTCGCCGGCGGTCGGCTCGGCGGTGTCGCGCTGCATGGTCGCGATCTTGATGGCGGTCGCGGTCGAGCACTTCTCGGCGACCACGATCTTCTCGACTTCATCGGGATCGAGGCCCTTTTCCTTGCAGTCGGCGCGGAAGGCGGCGCGGCGGTTGTCCACGTCCTGCTTGATGAGGCGCTGCTCGAGCTCAGCGACCTTTTCGGCGTTCTTCTCGTTCGCCTTCTCGATCTGATCCTCGAGCTCAATCTCGGGGATGCGCAGCGACGGATCGGCTTTCTTCGCCAAGCGCTTCGCCTGGCGGGCCACCTCGGGGTCCTTGAGCAACAGCACGCCGAGGCGGTGTGCCTGCTGGTCGGCTGGGCTCAGGTCTTCGATACCGGGCATGGTGCGTCCCCCACTTACTTGCTGAAACCGCGCGGCCGCTCGCGCTGACTCGGGCTCAATCGCGGGTACGGCTTACCGCGACCGGCTGGCTGACTCGGGCTTCGCTTGATCGGCTTACCGCGCGGGTGAGGTTGGGACATGCTGGCCGTGCTGTTACGCGCACCAGGATGAAAGCCTCGGCCTTTCGCGGTGTACGCCATCGGTTACGAGTTCGCGACTGAAGCGGCGACGCTCGCGAGCTTCTTGTCGTTCTTGTGGAAGCCCTTTCGCGTGTTGTCCCAACCGCCCATCTCCATCATGCGCGGCGGATTACGCATCCGGCCGTGCTCGAGGGAGTTGGATGTCGGGTCACGGATCGTGCCGGAGTTCGGCCCGAGGAACTTCTTTCTGTTGTCAGCCATTGCGCGTCCTCTCTCAGTGTGCGTTACGCGGCCGCGCCCACGCCTTCGGGAACGCCACCGCCGCCGGCGGGCGCCATGAGCGCCGTCTTCAGTTCCGCCGGCATGATCTGTAGCGACTCGTCTTCAGTCTTCCCGAAGGCACTGGCGATCGAGTTGATCGCTTTGCTCAGAGCTTTGCCTTTCGGTGAAGTCGAGCCGTGCGCGACGAGCGAGTGCTCGAGCATCCGAAGCGCGACCATCACGCCAGCATCGGCCGAGGCCTGTTCGCCTTGTGGCTCCTGAGGCGTGAGTGTGGGAGCGGCGCCCGGCGATGGCTCAGCACCCGCGGGGGGCTGTGCGCCTCCGGGTGGTGCGGCCCCAAGTTGGTCGGCCGGGGTGGACATCGAGTGCCTTGTCGCTAGGTGGCGGATGCTGCGACGCGCGCACCTGCGTTGTCAAGTTTGAAACGAAAACGGCTCGGACGGTTGAAGTCCGAGCCGTATGGTTTGGGAGCGTACCCGAAGCGGGTTAACGACGCTTCCGACGTCCGCCTTTGCGATGCCGTGCCATCTTGCAGCCCTCCTGTAGGCACCCACCTTTCGGTGAGGTTCAGATTTGAGCCCCTATCGTCGAGCGAGACTGTACTCCGCTGGCGCGCCGAGCGCTACTGAGTCGCTTCCGAACCGTTACGCGGTTTGCCTGGTCGACCCTGCGCGCGACCTTGCGCACGCGTCTCTTCGATCTTCTGCTGCTGCTCGGCCGCGGCTTTCTCCGCGGGCTCAATCTCGTTCTCGAGGTCGTGTATCAACTGCTGACGCATCGACACCGGCACCATCTGCAAGAGGCGCTTCCGCGTGATGGCCTTCGCCTTGAGGAGCTGGAACGCGAGCGCGGTCTGATCATCGACGAAAATGGGAGAGTTGGAATGCGCGTCCACCTTCACCGTGAAGTCGTCGGTGAATTGCGCGGGCACGAAGCTCTCGGTCTTGTCGGGCGACTTCGGGTCAATCGGCGCCTCGAGCACCGTCTTGTCGTACTTCATCTTGAGCTTCAAGTAGAGCGTCGCGAGCGCCTCGAGGGAGTCCTCGACGATCATCGCGCGCTTACGGGCGCGTGAGCTCCCGAGCTTGGCGAGCTCGCTCGCGTGACCGCCGGCGCGCACGCCTGGCGGGTTCTTCCCCTGCGTCACCGGCGGCAGGCCCGACATGTCCTCGAACATCGCATCGATCCGGTCGAGCCGCTCGTACAGGTCCCTCGACACTTCGATCTTGACGCGCTCGGCCTTCGGGCCCGCTCCCATGCCGGAGGGGTCCGGCTGGTTGAGTAGCCCGTACGTCGTGTCGAGCGCGTACTGCATCTCCATGATGTCGGCGGGGAACCCCGACACGATGCTGGGCGGGTGCGCCTGCAAGTCCTGCAGGTGCTCGATCTGCGCCATGCAGCGGTTGCGCTGGGTCTGAAGTGGGGTTAACCGCTCGACTTCGGAGATGCCCCAAATGTAGTGAGGGTCGGGGTTCGGGACAATCTGGATCATGGGCTCTTGGTGCTTCAACCACCCGCACGTGAAGAGCGGGCGGTCGAAGATCGACACGTCGGGATCCGCGAGCGTCACGATCCGGTAGTCGTTCAACTTGTCGTCCCACACGTAGAGCTCGACCATCTCGACGAGCTCCTCCTTCACGCGCGGGACATAGTTCATCGAGACAGAAGCCAGCCAGTCGACCACAGCGACGCCGCTCCCGGGGTTACCGCCGGTGCCGAGCGGGTCCTGGGATGACATGATGATGCGATCGAGCCCGGCCTCCTGGGACTCTAGCATCGAGCCCTCCGAGCGCTTCATCAGCCGCTTGAACTTCTCCTCGAAGTTCGGCACCACGTCGTGATAGTCGGCTCGGAACTGCGAGGCGGTGATGGTGTACCAGTGACAGAACGCCTCCTGGCGAGACAGCATCGCCACGTCCTCGCGCAACACGCCCATGTTGTGCGGTAGCACGATGTGCGGGGCGATGCCGTTCTTCTTCCACAGTGGCTTGATGAACGTCGAGTCGTACACCAGCGCGAGTGCGAGCGCCGAACCAAAGATGATGTCGGTGTTGGAGTTGTGCCACTCATCGTTAACGGCATCGTTCAGCTTCGGCACCCATGACTGGAATTGACTTTTCACCGAGGCGCCGAGCTCGGTCGAGAAGCGCGTGGTGTCCTGGGCGTAGAGGAAGCTGGTCAGCTGGTCGATGTGCGGCCAGATTTTGTTGCCTGGCGGGGGACCCGTGCCGAGGTCCGTGTCCTCGTTCTCGTAGGAGCCGTCGCTCCCGAAAAGCCAGTACATCCGCCGCGAGGTGTACTGCTGGCGCCGCTCGACGCGGGAGACCTTGCACTTCTCGATCAGCGACTGATAGAAGTCAAGCCGTTCGAGCTTGTCGCGCTTCTTGTCGCCGTCTGGGATCTTCACTGGGGGCCTCTTTCACGACTGCGGCAGCGAGCGCCCCCACGTCAGCGATCGACCGCCACGCGCCGGGAGCATACACCACGATGTCTTCCCGACCGACTGCCACGCCAGCGGCGTCCTTGATGAAGTTCCCGATGGTGAGCGTCCCGAGCTTGGGGTCGATTATGTAGGCGTCGGCCTCGATGTCCTGGCCGGCGAGGAGCGCGCCAATCCAGTTTGGCGGGGTGCCCTCAGGCACGGCGAAACTGATGTGAAGCCTCACTTCGGTGTCTCCCTCACACGCTCGATCGAGACGCCCGTGCTCCCCAGTGGGAGCGGGGCGATCGGTGACTTGGCATCGACGTGCCGGACGGTCCCGGTCTTGTCGTCCTTCTTCCACTCGGACGCATCGTAGGCGTGGCCGAACCCGGTGTTGGTCAGCTCGTTCCCCTTGTGCGTCATTGCGCCCAGGAACTTCTGCAGCGCACCAGACTGCGCCGCGGCAATCTCCGGGTACTGAAGGTCGGGGCGGGTGCGCGGCCCGCGCATCCTGTTTCGCTCGGCCACGCTCCCGCCAGGCCTCGAGGGCGAAGTGCTGACATCCGACAGGCCCTGCATCTCGGCCGCCTGGCGTAGCAGCCGATCGCCCGTTCGGGTGCGCGCGCTCACGGTCCCTGGCGCCTTCAAGTGCACCAGCTTGACGAGCGCCTTGCTACAGCCCTTCGGGCAGCGCGGGACGTAGCCAGAACGGACACGGGCTTCAAAATGACCGTGTGCCGCGCACTCGAAATCATGGGTCACTGACATGAGTGAGCCTCCTCAGTGCCGTAGCGAACGACGGAAGCACCGGCTCGGGCACCGACCGGGGTTTCTTCCAGTGCATCCGGCCGGTCGCTAAATCGTACACGAGCCGAGCGGGCTGTTGAATCGGCACGGGGTGATCGGCCACGACGGCCTGCTGACGCGGCGGGCCCTTCTTTCCGGGCAGCATCGCCGTGACGAGTTCGCCAGAAAGGATGCGGTCGATCTGGCGGCTGCACCGGCGCTGCTCGCCGCCGACGAATCGAACGTTCCTTCGGAGCTTCGACCGGGCGTGCTTGGCCTCACCGAGGCGGAGCGTACGGGCGAGGCACGCCCAGTTCCACCCATGCTTCTCGTGGAGCTCCTTCAGCCAGTAGCGAATCTCGTCGCATGTCATGACGACTGGGCGGGTCACGGCGGCATCCCCAGGAGCTTCCGCTGGCGCGCGGCGATCACGTCGATGATGCTCATGCGCTTCTCAGGCGCCTCCTCGGTTCGCGCGCGGGTCATGTTGGCCTGCATCAGGCGCGACCGCAACTTGTCGTGCCACATCTGCACCGCGAGCGCCGCTGCAATCACCCGGTCGTCCTTGTGGCGGGCATTCCCCGCCGGCGCGCAGCCCGGCTCCTGCGTCACCCACTTCATCTCTTCCAGCATGTCGCGCGAGCGAATCTGAGCCATGCCGCGGCTGAAGTAGCCCTTCAGCAAGTCCATGTACCGATTCTTCTCCTTGAGCGTCGACTGCGTGCCGCGGGCCTGGGGGTTGCGGTTGAGCGAGTCGAAACGCGCGTAGAGAAACTCCTGCATCCCGCCCAAGAAGTTCTTCATCGTCTGCCGGTCCTTGGGATCCCCGATGAACCGCTGGCGCTTCAACTGATCAATCTCGGCGAGCACCGCGGCGCCCGGCCCATTCACCTCGAGGTTCCACGCGCAGGGCGCGTAGCACCCGCCCAAGTAACACATGATCCAGGCGAAGGCATGCGGCAGGCAGTCGGCGGTGGCGTACTCGGCCACCTGATCAATACCGTCGGCGTAGCAGCGCCACACGCTGACGACGAACCGATCGGCCCAGTCGCTTGAGCCGAACGCGGGGTCGGCGCCGAGCACGTACTGCGCCTTGTCGACCGGCGGCTCCCACACCTTCAGGTTCGCGATACGCGGCACGCACTCGAGTACCTGGCACTCTTCCAGCCGGTGCCGAATGTCGATGCGAAACGAGGTCGGCGACCCTTGCCCGGCCACGAGCTTGTGAGCCTCGGTGAGTGAGCGGCTCGAGAAGTACTGCGCGCCCGTGGTGACGAATGCCTGGTGCTCCGTCCAGGGCATCTCCTGCTTCGCCATGTCGGGGTCGGCGACCTTCTCCTCGGAGTACCAGCGATACCAGGCGAGCTGCTCAGGTGAGATTTCCTTGGTGCCGTTCACAAACTCCATCGCGTCTCCATAGAGGAGCGCCACGTCCCTCGAGAGCTGAAGCTCCTCGCGCGTGCGCTTGCCCGCCTCGCCCCAGTAGACGTTGAAGAGGTCGGTGCCGCGCTGAAGCCGATAGAGCTCGTGCGCCCACCAGCTCACAAAGATCGCGCGCTGGGTCTGCGCCCGGCGCGCAATGCGCCACAATTCCTCGAACGCGTTGAACCCGTTTGCGGTCGACTCCCACACATAGAGCCGGTTCGGGTTCGACTCGGCGAGGGAGTTGCGTAGCGACTGATACGCGCCCTGGTCGCCCCAAAAGGCCATCTCGGTGGCGTGCAGATACGCGTTGCCCTTCGCGCGGCCGAGCTTGTTGGAGCCGGAGTTGCGGGTGCCGGCGATCTGATACTGCAACCGCGAGATGATCCCGCTCTGAAACTGGAACACGAACTCGTTCCGGTTGTGCACGGGCGAGAGCGGCTTGAACGGGCGCGGGAGCGACTTGTAGTACTGGGTGAGCTGGGTCCGAAAGCTGATGAAGGTCTCCTCGTCGTGCGTGACGAGGGTCCCATCGAGCCCGGCGTGCGTGAACGGCCAGTAGAGGTCGAGCGCCAGCATGTCGGTCGAGAGCCCGATCTGCCGGCACTTCAGGCACGTGATGTCGTGGATGTCGTGCTCGAGTGCATCGGCGAGCTCGTGCATGAACCAGCGCTGCGGCCCGTACGGTTTCGAGAACTTGATGTTCCCGAATTCCTTCGAGTTGATCGAGAGGTGCGCGCAGAAGCGCCGGTAGGCGGCGAGCGAGAAGGTGCTCACGGGTAGCGCGCTTGGTGCGCGCGCGCGTCGTAGTCGACGGGAGAGTCTGGGATGGCGATGTACGCGCGTTGCCAGCCGGCGGTGATGCCGTCCCTTGGCGGGTCCACGCGGATATGCAACAGCATCACCCGGTGCCATCCCCACCGCTCGTCGTTGATGCGCGTTCGCCAGTCACGCACCAATGGGAGCGTGAAATGAAACGCTCTCACGCGATAAAGGCCACACTCGATCACGTGCCACCCGAAGCGCTGGGTGATATCGATGGCACCGTAGTAGGGAAGCTGCTCGGTGTGCTTCGCCACCCACCGATCCCACACCTCGAGGAGCGGAAACGCGAACATCACCATCAGGTAGTAGCGCATCACCGTCGGTTCTTCCGCCGCGAGGCCTTTGCGAGCTGGTTCTTCCGGCGTCGCTTCGCCGTTCGCCGCGCGAAGTCCTCGGTTTCCCACTGATCATCCGAGGGCGCGTAGCCGGCGGCGGGTTTGCGCTTCAATCGCTATCCCTGGCCGCTACACGGCAGTCGATGAACGGGATCGGCACCGCGACAATCACGCCACACTCGTAGCACTTGGCGAGCACGGGCTCGCGCGAGGAAAAGGCTTCACGCGCTGAGACGGCGGTCTTGAAAGGCTCGAACGCCATTGCGCCGGCACACCGACCGCACTGGATGTTCGGCACGTTGACAACCGGGTGTGTCCCTAGGGTCGAGGCGGAAAGCAGCTGCGGGGCGGCGGCAGCGACGGGCGCCAGGCCGAGTAGCTGTAGCAGTGAGCGACGGTTCACGCCGCCGGCTCCTCTCGGAGCTTCGCCGCCTTCGCCCGCTCCTCGTCGATGTGGATGCGCGTCAGCGCTAACACCGCGTTCGGGCTCCGCCCCCGGGTGTAGTGACGGAGCATGAATGTTCGGTATTTGCGCGCGTCGTCTTCCGATAGCTGCAGCGCCGCGACGATCATCTTGTGCGCGTCGTTAAACCTCAACACCCATCTCCTTACCGCGGCGGTCGACCGAGGTGACTTCGGCGCCGCATCCTGGGCACTTGTCGCCGTGCTCAACACTGAGGTGGAACTGTCGACCGCAGAAGGCGCACAACACGGCGCCGAATCCGGCGAGCACGCACGGGTGGGTTTGATCGCCACGCTTGACCATCACCGCGAAGAGCATCGAGGCCAGCTCACACTTTCGCGAGCTGCTCTTCGGCCGACACCGCCGGCGCGTGCTCAACTGAAACAGCCGTCAAGGTACCAACCGGTGGATCCCGCGGCGGCCACCGCCAACCCCACTGCTGGCTGGAATCCGCCTGGCTCTGCACGCCCTGCAGAAACATCGGTGAGGAATGATCGTTCGTGAACGCGC